TTCTACTGCTACATAAGCAGCATTGTTATTTGTACAGAATGATCTTAAAGATACATTATCAAACTTCTGATATAATTTGAAATCATAACTTACATCAATTAGTTTTTGGAAGTATTTTTGTGGTGCTTCAAAACGAACACCAATCTGTACTGATTTAGGTTCATTAGGTAATTGGTAATCATCAGCTAGTTGTTGGGCAAAATCAATACCTGATTTGCCTACTGCAAATATTAGTTCATCATAATTATAATACTCTGCTAATTTAGGATTTTCACATACTGTTGTAATATCTTGTTTCTGGAAATCAATGTTGATAACAGTAGTATTCCATTCAAATCTAACACCTTTATCTAACAAATATGAATACCAATTCTTAGCAATCTCATGTAAGAAATTAGATCCAATGTGCCATACAGGAAACATTCTCAAACCAAAGTATGGTTTAATGAATTCAGGTTCTTCCTGAGGGTCAGACATGAATATTTCTTCTGGTTTAGGGTGGAAACGAGTAAAATTATCTACTACTTGTTTCATTAATTCCATTGCTTTTTCTTCACCACAATACTTAGCTAATTGACCACCGATTGCAGTATGGTATGTTAATTTACCATCACTCCATCCTCCACTACCTAACATGCCTGTCATCACTTCCTCAGGCTGGCGTTGAAATGGATCATTTCCTTTATCTAATAATGTTATAAGTTCTCCTGGGTAGCCACTGTCAACCATTTTAGTTGCAAAGTTTATTCCTGCTACTCCAGCACCAATTACTACAATTTTCTTTTGTTCCATAGTTATTTATATTTCCATTTATATTTGAATGCTGTTTTTTGTTTTCCTAGTATACAATCCTTTATTTGTGAAGTTACATTACTTGTTTTGCCTGTTTGCTCTTTTATCCACTCAGCTGCTTGACCTTTACTTTCCCACTCTGTGATAAAATTATCATCTAAATCATATTGTAATACAGGTTTTGCTTGTTTACGCTTCGCTATACCCATATTTTGTATATGTTCATCTGAGAATGGTTTTGGTATATTTTTATTAGCTTCAGACATTTTTTGTCTTACACTTTCAGTATAATATTTTGAATGATCTCTCTGTTTCAATGTTTCACTTATATGTTTTCCTCTAGTAGGATGATTTATAATTTTCTCTATTCGTTCAGGATTAATATTTTGTTTCTGTGTTAATGTCCATTCTGTTGGTCCTCCACCTCCATCATTTTTATTTTCTAATTTAAATCCCCATGTTTTGAATTGACATATCCAATATTGCTCCCAAAATTTCCATTGTTCATCTTCTACAATATCTATTACTACCATTTTAATATTATTACCAAACATTAAATAATGTTTATGTTGTCGTCTAACAGCATTTTTAGCCTTACCTACATAAAATGGTATTCCGTTTCTTTCTAAAATGTATATGTTTATCATGTCAATAAATATATGAAAGTCCCGTCAGACCAACACCCTAATGAATAAATTTAACACCTAAATATACGATCTCATTTTGCCTTTTCAAAAGAGAAGTGGCGCTTCCTTTTTGAGGAGCGCCACAGCTGCATTAATATTGTTCGATGCGACAGGCTATGAATCTGTCTATATGTTATTTTATTCTACTAAGTAAATTTTTAGCTTCTTTTTGTTCTTCATTTAACTGTAAAACATTGATTGCCTTGATTTCGTTTTTACGTACGCGATTTGGTTCCTTCATAAACGATGTGTTTGTTTTATATAAATATAAATAAAGAAACCCGAGCTTGTGGCTCGGGTTCTTTAAATTTAACCTTACGGGGTTAATTATGTTATAAATTAGTTCCATTCATCTCCATCTGCATATTCTCCATATTCATCATATAAATGTTTATAGTCTTCATATGTTAATATACGATTTCCTTTTTCTATATCTTCCCATTCTTCCTTAGCTTCTTCTAAACTATCATAATCTTCTGTAGTAAAATAGCTTGTCATACTAAATGGCTGAAAATAGTAAAAATCCATTACTTCTTGAATTTTTTCAGAACTATCTAAAAAATCTGCATTTTGAATATATTGAAATAGTCTCTTGTTAATCCATAAATCCCTATTAGTTCTAATTGGAGATCTAGGATTTTCTTTTTTACCTAATGTAGTATCTTTGAATGTATCTTCATCTTCGGGATCTTCTAAATCATCTAATGATAAAGATTGATCAAAAAATATATATATTTCATCATCTAATCTAACCCCATCTTCTTCTAACATATCTACAAGTTCGGATGGGTTTTCCATATAGTTTTTCTTAGCATTAAAACTACTATTATATGAACTTTTAATATTGCCTTGGGTATCAACAGACATAGCTTCATTTAAAATACCAGCAAGTTGCTGCATTCTTTTAATTTCGTTTAGTTGTGTTTTCATGTGTATAAATATTATTGGAAAAATGTTTTAATATTTGCTAATTCAATCATTCTTTTGATTTCGTTCATTTCTTGATCTTCACTATTACCTGCTACTAAACCATCGTAGTCAGCCATTGTTAATGTTTTTCCAGTTTCGCTTGCTGCAATTGCTTTTTCAGCTACGTTGTGTAAATCCATATCAGTTTTAGCGTCTTCGCGAGCGTATTCTAATAAACGAATAAACAAGGGAATGTCTACTGTTACTTTGTCTGATGGGTTAAATTGTTCCATATTTTTATTTTTAATATACTTCTAATCCTATTTTATCACTATCGTGACCAGGGCTATTTTTTGATTTTAATCGTACTCTAAAATTACCACCTTCGATAAGTTTAACGTCTTGTTCTAAAGATGGAACTATCAAGTAATATTTAACATATTTAACATCTACATACTGATTAAATAAATCAGTGTAGTTAAATTTGCTATTTAATTCTTTAATAATATTTTTTTCTATTTCTATTCTATCTCTATGACCTTCTCTATCTAATTTTGAAAGATCAGGGTGAGCAGCTAAAAATTCCTCTGTTTGTTTTTTAACAGCATCACTACCAAATTCTTTTGCTAATTCAAGTGCTCCTGTTATTACAGAATTACTGTTAATAATATCAATAATTTTTTGCCTGTCTGCATCTATCTCACCACCTAGATTAGTAACAGATGTTGCTAAGTCTGCTAACTTAACTGTATTACCTACGCCTTTAGAGGTTTTAGCACTTACTCTCACTTTTCCGTTTGGTGAAGTTAAGATATAATCTATCATTGGGTAGTTCCCTTTACCAGGGAAAAATACATCAGTAGCATTTATTAAGTCTCCATAAATAAGAGCACCTAATATTTCACCTAAGTTTTTAAGTAATTCGTTATAAAATAACTTATTTGAAAATACTTGCTTAATTTCTTCTTCAGTAGGTTTGTTTTCGTTTGTAATTAAATAAATAAGTACTTTACGTTGTGTATCATCAAGCTTTGCACTATTATTTATACCTGCTACTAATTCTGTTCTTGCTTGAGATAAAGGAATATCTTGATCTAATGTTAAATCTAATTTTTGTGGTTTGAAGTCATAATATTCACCACTTGTTTTATCAGGTTTAAATGTAATAGTGATACCATTTACTTTAAAATTACCTTTTCTACTATCACTTTTTTTACCATAATTACCACTTTCTTCAGTTTTATTTACTAATACTTCTCTAGCATCATCGTAAATTACTATATTGTTTTTTGAAGAAGGTTGGATTTGGTCTTGTGTAATATCTAATAAAGTTATTAACTCATCAGCTATTTTTTTAGCTTCTGGTGTTAATACATCATAACTTAATCTTTTCAATTCTATTAATTTTACTCCTAGCATTTCATGTAGGATAGACAGTTTAGTAGGATCATTAATATCAACAATCCCATCATGGCATCTGAATGACCATTCACTTAATATTTTATCTATAACTGTCATTAGGCTTCGGCTGGTATTTCTTCTTCTGGTGCTGGTGCTTCTTCTCCTGCTGGAGTTTCAGCTGGTAGTTCACCTGCTGGTGCGGTTGATGCAGCACTAAATGCTTCAGCGCCTGCGTCTGGAGCAGGAGCTTCAGCTCCACCTGCTACTTTTTCATCAATAGCATAGTTCAATTCTAATAAATCAGCTATCGCTTGTTGAGCTCTTTCTAATTCACCTAAATTTTGAACATTATATTTTTTACCTGCTACTTTAACTGTGTATTTACCTTTACCATTGTATATAATTCCGAAATCTTGTTCGTTGATTAATTTAGTAGAGAAGGTAGTTGGTTTTGGAGCTATTACAGCAACGTCTGTAATAAAACGACCAAAAGATGGAGACATTAAGTCTTCCATTAATTTCTTTAAACCAGGAAAACGATATACTAGATACATAGCTTTAGTAGCTTTCTGTTGACGTTGTTCTTCTTCTTGAAGCGCCTTACGAACAGCTACTTTAATGTATTTTTCTAATATTAATTTTTTATCCATTATGTTTTAGTTCGTGAAAACCTTGAGCTGCTTGCTCAATGTAGTTTTCTGCTTTAGCAATGTGGTCTTGAATCCATCCTGGAATATTACGTTCAGTATTGCCAAGTTTTTGTCTTAATTCGATAATTGCTTCTGCAATTGCTTCTAGACTAGACACAGCCATAGATACTTCATGATCACCTTCGTTAATATTAGCAGCTACTGCTTTACGACGTTTAGATAAATACTTATCAGTTTTATCTACTTTACCATCGTTATTGATGTCGTCATCTTCTTTACCTACTGGATCTAATCCTTCAGCTTTTGAAGCAGCAATAGCATAAAGAGCAGGGTCGTTCTTTTTGAACTTCCCTGTT